GGACCAATGCCGCCGGTTTCTGTCCATTCAATTGAGTCTGTGCCAATTTTAATATACCCACCAGCAGCAGTGCCCGAATTGATTTGGACATATGTTGTTCCAGCGTAGTCTCCTTGGGAAACCAAAACGAAGTCGCCGCTTTCGACTTGACCAGCAATGCTGTTATCAAAGTCGGTGGCACGGGTAAATTTATACTTAGAACCTGCCGCACCAAGACTCGTTACGGTATAAATACCGTTTTCAATCGGGTCTGTTCGCCCTGAGAAAAGGACACGGTCACCAACAGTGATTGTTGCACCGCCAACTGCAGAAATAGCACCGTTGGCATTTGCTTCAATATAAGCGCCGATACCGTAGCCTTCACTTGCATCGGCAGTTCCAGCGAAATAAGTACTTGAACCCATCGTGTCCACAACTGTCACTACTGTTGCGTGTGCATTTTGCGCACCAGCAGGACCAGTAGCCCCAGTGACCCCGGTGACTCCATGTGTCCCTGTTACGCCTGTAACCCCAGTGACTCCAGTAACCCCAGTGACTCCAGTAACGCCGTCTGGGCCTGTTGCTCCCGTTGCACCATTCGTTCCGGTAGGACCAGTTGGACCTGTGGCACCAGTCGGACCCTGAATACCTTGCGGACCAGAACCACCAATTTCAATCCACTGCGAATCGTAGTAAACAAATGTTTGTGCGGTATCGGACTCAAACCAAATCTGGCCAACAGCAGGGGAACCTGGAGCAGTTTCAGAGATTGTTGCTCCACCAGCTGCGCTGGCGTTAACCCATGCAGTTCCGTTCCATTGCAACACTTGATTGGTCGCAACGCTTGTTATTGTTACGTCTGTCAGGTCATCAAGAGATGCAACGGTGGATGCTGTTCCTGGAACAAACTTGGTTCCGTTATATTTGAGTACTTGGTCGCTTGCTGCACCAGTTGTATCGACTTCTATTCCGTCAATGAAAAGTACGGGGACTTTAAATGTGTCGTCAGTCTTGAGAACATTTGCTTCGTCTCGGTAGAGGTTTACATCTCCACCACCAGTTCCGTCGCCCCAGACGAGACGACCGCCACCCTGTATTTGAAGTCTTGCGAAAGTTTCTTGGTCTACAAAAATTGTCAACCCATCAGAGCCAGCGGATGACAGCTGCTTAATGGCAATTGGGGTTATAAATTTTTGAGCCACGACCTCAATCGCTTCCGTTTTGTTCGATTAGCCCCTCAGGACTAATTTGTTTTTAAAACTTAACCCGTTACTACGATAGTGTAGTCACCTGCTGTAATTGTTCCAAGAAGAGTAACTGTTACCGTGTCGGCGTTCGTGCGAGCAACGTCACCAATTACCGTAGCACCACCTGATACCTCAAAAATCTGAACAATAACGTTCGTTGAGTTGAACATGTGGTCAACCTGGGTTGTGGAGGTTCCACCAGCGCTAGCTGCACAGCCTTTGCTTGCGATGCGAGCAAGAGCCGGAGTAGTAGTATTCGCAGTTCCTGCAGACGTTTTAATACCAAGGTTTGTGCGGGCACTTGCTGCATCTGACGCACCAGTACCACCGTCTGTGACAGCAACATCTGTACCGTTCCAAACACCAGTAGTTATTGTCCCAAGGGTTGTGATGGTGTTTTGACCAATGTACGTAGAATCGATGTCAATGGCATCCGAAGAAACAGATATACGACCCGCTGTTCCAACAGCATTAATCGTATTTCCAGTTTTTGTGAGACCGTCACCAGCAGTGATTTGGCCAGCACCAGAGAACTGGACCCATGCGATTGCATCTGTGCCTACAGTGATGGCTCCGTTGCTTGTTACAACCCAACCAGAGTCTGCATTTGCGGTACCGTCTTCAACAAAAGTAAACGCTCCACCGGACACTTCGCCGGTTCCATCAAAATCCGTTGCACGAACCGCAGCGCCAGTTGCCTGAACAACGTAGATACCGTTTTCAGACTGGGTGCTCTGGTTCTTTACGAGAACACGGTCCCCAGTAGCAAGAGTTACGCCATCAAGCGTGTCGCCGTTCTCTAGGCCAGAAGCAAGAAGTACAGCAGTAGTGGTTGCAGCGCGAACCGACTGCTTGACATCTAGGCCCGAGCGGGCAGCATCTACATAAGCCTTGGTGGCAGCATGTGCATCGTCAGTTGGTGTACCAAACTTTGCTTGACCGCTTCCATCTCTTATGACAAGCTTGTTTGCGGTTGCTTCAGATGCGGCATCAGCCAGCTTCGAAAAGTCTGAAGCGGACAACAAACCAGCGCTTGCAGATGTTGCAAGGTTTGGAGTAATCGTGATTTGTCCATTGGACTCAACAATGGTGAGTGCTGTGGCGTGTGAACCACCCGCAATTACACCGGCGGCCTCGCCAACCCCAGCAACGACCTTTCGCCATGCGGCGGCGGTTAAGTCATAAATCTTAATAACACCATCGGCGCTATTGAAGTACATCCGTCCATCAAATAGGTTTGTCGATGGGTCGCTTGCAAGCACCTCAAAGCTGGAATTAATGAGCTGATTGCGATTGAGGTCAATGTTGGTTAGAAATTTTTGCGCCATTTTTGCTCCACCTTATGTGAGATATGCTTTCCCAGAAAACGCCGAAGAAAACATGACCGTAATCTGAGTATTGCTATTGTATTGTACCTCACCAAATACATGGGTATCTGCAGAATCCACAATGGTTACCTGTGGCTTTCCTCCGAGTGCATGGGTTATCACCCATGTCGTTGAAGCACTCCCCTGTTCGTGAATATGACGTCTAGTGTTTGAGGAGCCAGCTCCGGCAAACCTGACAACAACCTGATTTTGTGCATCTTGATTTACGATTACCTGATTTGGGGTGTCCTCGCGAATATTTACCTGATTTGGGACATTGCTCATCTAGTGACCTCTGGGATGAGCGTAAATGCCCCTTTTATAACCTTTGACACAAAACCACCGTTGTCAATGATTTCAAGGTCATAGACACCACTGCTATTTATAGATGCCGTAACCGACGCAGACATCGACATCGCTATTAAATTTGTAGTGCCGCCAACCGGATTTATTTCCAACCCTAGGTTCTCTGTGGTCAAGGTGACTATTGCAGATGCTGACTCGATGGTTCTTCGTACCTGCATTCTCGCGGTGTAACCAGTTAAGTCAAATTCTTCGTATGTCTGACCAGTTGGGTCGGTTGCGAGGTCTGGCTGCTCTATTTCCAGGATGCGCGAAAACGACGAACCCTGCTCACAGGTTATGTTGTAGATACCAGCAATCATGGGCGCGCTCTCCTAATCAGAAACCATAACGATTGTAGATTAGGAAACAGTCTGCTACGAGCAGATATCACTAAATAGCCGAAGCTGAATCCTTGTTTGGGCCGACTTTTTTAAGACCCATCGACATGGCTATTGAAAGCGCAACTGCCGTAACTCCGATTTTGAGGTTGTCCTGATTTAGGAGACCGTCAGAATCTGCTCCAGTTGCAATCCATGCCCCAAGGTAAGCCTGAACAAATGTTCTAGCTGCTCTTTCCGCAATGTCTTTGATAAAGGAAGTTCCCATATGTTTTCTCCAATTTGTTTAGGTGTATCTAATTTACCACACATGATTTAGTCCTACAATCCTTGCGGTACATGCTATTGTCTACCGAATGGCCCCAAAGAAACGTAAGCCGACAATTGGCTACTTAACATCAGACTGGGCCTGGGGTACTGACCCACTGCAACCCAATGGTTGTGCTTGGTACAGATGCAAGCTCCCCGCAGACCAACTGAACAAACGTGGATGGTTTGCCACTGTTGGTTTTCCGGGCTTCAACCCACAACGCGGGTTTGGGATGGTTGTCCCTGGAGACAAAGCTATCCATGGTTGGGATATTATTGTTTTCAAACTTCTAATGCAACGCGAAGTGCTTGAAGCGATGCCCCTTGCGCAAAAAATGGGACAGAAAATAGTAGTTGACGTCGATGACTGGTTTGACGGACTCGCCACAACAAATCAAGCATACAAAACCACAGACCCAACGACTAATCCCGATAACAATAGAGATATTTACGCGCAGATAATAATGCAGGCAGACGCTGTAATCACTTCAACTCCATTCCTGTTTGACTATTATGCAGCAAAAAGAGAAAATGTTTTCATGGTTAGGAACGGCATTGACGTAGACAGATGGACACCACGCATCCCAAGAATGAACCATAGGCTCAAGCTTGGCTGGGTCGT